GTTTAATGAAGTAAAACGCTTGGATATACTCCTCAATAAAACACGAGAGGAGTATGCCAAACGTGATGATGTAAAAGAAGATATGCACACAGTAATGGATGCATTACAAAGACTAGAAGATAAATTAGATAAGATATTGATCGGTAAGTAATGTGGCTGTATTTAAAACAGAAAAAGACACTGACATTGATCGCAGTGACCGAGAACGAGAAAGACAAGAACGTGAGCAACAGGCAAGAATAGCTGCTCAAGCCAAAGCTAAAGCCGCCAAAGCCAAAGCCGATGCAGAAGCAAAGAAGAAAGCCGAAGCCGAAGCTAAAAGAATAGCCGAAGAAAAAAAGAAATTAGCCGAACAAAAGAAACAACTAGAAGCAATACGAAAAGGTGTACAGGAAGCAAATATGGAAGATCTAAAAAACGCACCAAGTCCTTTAGACGAAACACAATATGCAAAGATGCAGGAGTTAGCCAACTCTAATCCTCAATTATCTGTGAAAGAACTCGTTGCAAAATCTGATGAGTTTATTGGTACAGATCCTACAACCATGAAAAACTATTTGGTTAACGCAGGGGTTAATTTAGAAGCAGACACTATAGGTAATGTGGATCTAGTAAAGGCAAAAGAAGCTACTCCTGCACCGATTGTTGATCCTAAACTTTCTGCTGAAGATGTTGCAAAACAAAACATTGAAGCAGCACAGGGAACAGTATCTAAAGAAGTTGGTGAAGAACAAATTAATCTAAACCAAGAACAACTATTTGCAAAAGAACAAACAGGTACAGCCGAACAAATTACAGGAGACACAAAAAGAGTAGTTACAGAAGATGAAAAAGTAACTGCGGCAGTAGCTACTCCAGAAGAATTATCTGAAATAAATATGGTTGCGGCAACGGCTGAACCATCAGATCGTGCAACTACACGTGGACAACTTGAGTTGTTGCAAAAGGATTTTGAAGGGGGCAAGATCCCACCATATGCAGCAGGACAGATAAGAGCGGCCAACGCAATTATGTTGCAACGTGGTATTGGAGCATCTTCGATTGCTGGACAAGCTATCATGCAAGCTGCCCTAGAAGGTAGCGTACAGATAGCAATGGCTGATGCAAGAGCTTTTCAAACATTTGAAATGCAAAGTCTTACAAACAAACAACAAGCTGCTGTACTCAACGCACAGATACGTGCTAAAATATTAGGACAAGAGTTAACTAATAAACAACAGGCAGCCGTTGTAAATGCGGCCAGAGTATCTGAAGCTAACAATCTTACGTTTACTGCTGAACAAAGAGTTATGTTAGAAAACTCAAAGATGATGCAACAAATGAATCTTGCTAATCTTAACACTCGGCAACAAACAGCATTAGCCAATGCGGCTACATTTGCAAATCTTGAAAAAGCAAACCTTGATGCACGAATGACAGCACAAGTTACAAATGCACAAAACTTTTTAAAGATGGATATGGCAAATCTTAATAATGAACAACAAGCTCGTACTCTTGAATATCAATCAGCTATACAGGCAATATTCTCTGATCAAGCTGCTGAAAATGCCGCTCAACAGTTTAACGCAAAAAGTCAAATGCAAGTTGATCAGTTTTATACTGAGTTAAATGCACAGATAGAACAAGCTAATGCGGCTAGAAAACTTAGTATGGATCAATTTAACGTAAGTCAATCAAATGCTATGAAACAATTTAATGAACAGGCATCGTTCAACAGAGAACAATTTAACGCAAATGCACGTATGCAGATAGATCAATCAAATGTAGAATGGCGAAGACAGATAAATACTGTAAATACGGCTGAACAGAACAATGCTAATCGAATACGTTATCAAGCGTTAATGAATCAAACAACTAATGCACAAAACAACATGTGGAATCATTACAGAGATCAAGCTTCTTGGATGATGCAGATAGCCGAAAATAGAGAAGCACGGGCCCATAATGCATCTATTGCAGCTATGCAAATTGCAGGTAACAAAGATTTGTATCAACAGAAATTTTTAAGTAATTTAGCTTTACAAGTGGGTCAAAGCATAGGTACAATTTTAGCACAAGATTAGAGGTATATTTATGTTTTCAGGTTTAATAAAAGCTTTCGTAGCTACAACACTTTTTGGAAATACTTCAATGGGAAAAGCAGCATTTGGAGTAGGTGCTGATCTCGTAGGGTCGTTTTTAAGTTCAAAACAAGGAACTTCATCAGGAACAAAAACTCCAAACGTACAAGGAGCTATAGAACCCAGTGTATTTAGTCTTAAAGATGATTTGATGTCTGATGATATTACAGTTATAGATGCTGTTGATTTGAATACAAAATTTACCTCAACTGAAACACAAAATAATTTTCCTTTAGGTAGTAAATTAGCAGATGTTGTTCTTGATCCAGCGTTTAGACGATACATGGAAAACTCTTTTAGTGATAACCCTATGAAAACAGTTTCTGCTTTTAGGGATACTACTACAACACAAGTAGAAAAAGAAATTCCAATATCCATACACAATCAAAAGTTATTAACATAGAGTAAATAATGATTAGACCTAGAATTAGTAAAAATGATATAGACCAACAAATTTTGCAAGCTGCCCAAAGTGCTGGCACTGGTGAACCTGATCCTATTATGGCTTCATCAGCCCCACCGGGCATAGGCATGACACAACCAAAAGGGCAATGGAAATGGGAACAGCCCCCAGCTATTACAGACCCTAATCAAGCTATAGATTCTATAATTGATCAATTTGATCAAACTAAAGATAACATTGTTAAATTAATGGTAGCAGGAGTATCCGTTGAAGAAATAGTGACTACAGTTACTTTTAATGCATTTATGGAAGGACAATTTAACCCAGATGTTGCAGAACTTATTAAACCTGCATTAACTTTATATTTAATGAAGTTAGCTGATGATGTAGATGCACCTTTTAAATTGTATGCTGAAGATCCACAATCAAACGAAATTAGTGATGTTGAGTTGTTTAGAACTATGAAACAAAGAAACCCAGAAATGTTTACACAATTAAAAGAAAATGTAAATCAAGGTCTTCGTATGGCAAAGGCAAAACCTGTAGAACAACCACAGCAAAGGCAACAAGCCCCTCAAAACTTTTTAGAAATGGGAGATGTGTAAATGGTATTACCGTTAGCAGCGTTATTAGGATTAGCAGTAGGTGGTGGTGCTGTAACTGGCTATGCTGGAGAAGTGCAACGTAAAAAAGTAAAAGCTGAAGAAGATGCAGAATTTCTTAGAAGGTTGCAACTGCAGACTGGGCAATCAAAACAATTAGCAGAATTTCAATCAGATTTAGATATAAAAAGAGAAAAAGCTAAAACTAAAGCTGAACAAGAAAGATTAGCTTTAAGTTTAGATTTACCTGCAAATGCAACTCTTGCTGAAATAGCAACAGCACAATCTCAAAAAGCTTTAGTAGATGCATACAATTTAAAAAATGTTCAAGAAGCAGCTGGTGCAGGTCTTCCCATAACTGCTACTGCAGGTGCTATAGCAGAAAAAAAACAAGAAAAACAAACACAAGAATTAGAAACTGAACTTACATACAAAAAGAAATTTGAAGATTATAAAAATGAAATTGAAAACACAAACAAAAGTATATTAGAAGCTGAAGCATATAATTATACTTTTGATGTGCCGGGAACTGGTATTAGACAATTTAGTTTAGATGCAAACGAACAACTTGTAGGAAAAACTGTTTCGAAAAAATTTAAGTTGCCTAATTTAGATTACTTAGCATCTGAAAAAAAACTAGATGGTAAAGAACAGCTTAGGGCAGGAATAAATGCTTTTAATATGAATGTCGAAGATGCTGAACAATTAATTATGCAAGGAAGTCCACAAACAAGAAATATCCTGTTAACTACGCTACAAGAACAATTATACGCATATAAAACAGAACATCTGATTAAAGAAAAACCTTTTGCTATAGGAGCAGAAGGTCCTCAAATGGTTCAAACAACTGTTTATTCTCTTGCAAGAAATTTTCAAGGGTTAGCCGAAAGTCCTATATTTGGTCCTATTATAGCTGCGATGGATAAAGATATTCACGATGCTGAAAGTGTTGAAAAACATATTGAATTTTTATATAATTATCCTGTTATTGCAGAAAAACAAAAAAAAGAAAGTCTTTTAAACGGTCAATTAGGATCACAAAAGAAAATAGAATTTAAGGGGTATGAGTTTAAAGATGAGGATGGTCCTGCAATAACATATAATTGTACTCCTGTAGGTATAGGTTCAAAAAATGCCTGTAATGCTTTTAGAGATATAATTAAAACAAATAGAAAAGGCATAACTCAAAAGAAACTTGATGATAGTATGGATTATATTTTATATAAATCCCCTATTAACAAAACAAATTTTGGAGCTAAAGATGTTTATTTAGAGGGTAATCCAGAAGGTGATGGGTATCCAATGCTTGATTTTATGCAAGAGTTACAAACTCAAAATATAAATTTAAATCCTTTAAAAGAAGTAAGTTATATAGCTGCATCAAAAACTTTAAGCCAACCAGAATTTGCTAAGATTAAAGATACATTTGAAGCTACACAAGCTCAACGACCACAATACTTTGAAAGTATAATTGAAGCTCATGCTAATGCTAATCTGCATGATTTCACTTATTTTATTGATCTTTCACAAGCATTTGTTACAAATTCTAGATTTATGACGGCTGGCGACATAAATGATATATATGATCAAGCTGGTCTTATATCAGCATCAAGTGTTTCAAATAAAAAACATTCATTACTAAAAGTTAGAGCTTTAGGAAAAACTTACATTGAAACTATTCCTGATGCTGACATAGAAGGTGTTGCAAATTCAATGTCTAAATTTGCACATTACGCAGCAAAACATAAACTTAAAGCTGATCCTTTAGCAACACAATTAACTGGATCATTTTTAAATGTTTATAATGATTACTTTAATGTGTTGCCAGAACAATTAAAAGAATTTTTCAAAACTGCTTTTATAGGTGATGGAAATGAAGGAGAATTTATTAATTCGTTTATAGATGTATTTACGAGAAATATTAATGCTGATGGTAATGAAGGATTTAGATATAAAGATTTAGGAGCAGATTCTAAAGAATTAACTAAAATAAGAAAAGAATCATTTAAACATATTTACGATGACAAAGGTGTATTAATACGTAAAGAAAAATTTAAAGATAACGCTGAGTTTTTAAAATATGAAGAAATGGCTTATAAAAACAACCAAGACCGTTTAAGAGACATTCAAAAAAGAATATCTGACGGAGTTGACATTCAAGGTGCAAGAAGAGATTTGTTAAAATTTATGATGGCTTACGAACTAGCATCTTATCTTCAAGGGGGAACTGGTGGTCGAACAATTTCTGACCAAGACGTTGAAAACATGTTACGAGCTATTGGAGCAGATAACTGGACATCTGCACCTGCAATGGTTGGTGGGGCATTAGAATTGTTAACAAACCTTGAATCTGATATAGCTATTTTTGAAGCAGTTAGCTATACTACAGACCCATCAAGAGTTATGGCTGGTATATACGCTCGTGAAAAATTTAAACCTAATTTTAGACCTGAAAAAGCTGGTAATCGTCAAATTATTGATAATTTATTTCCTCAATTTAAAGTAAATACAGAAGAAAGAAACGAGGAAGAAGACAACGTTGAAACAGAACAAGAAATATATACTATTGATAGTGAAGGAAATTTAATAAAAAAGGATGCTCCTGCCCCTCAAAATGTAATTAACATATTAGATAACGTAGGTTAAGATGGTAAACTATACTCAAAAAGCTGGAGATTATTTAATTAATAATGCACGGCTTGGCAAAACTAATACAAAACAATATAAAACAATTCTTGACTTCTATAGTAAGCAACCAGACAAAGACACTTCACTGCTTGATAAAATATCTCCTGCACCTGTAAAAGAAAAACAACAATTCAATCCTTTGCAACAAGCAATAGCAGGAAACGTTCCATTGTTTGATTCTGGAATTAAAATTACAGATAAACCTTCTGTGGACACTCCTCCCTTAACAGCATTGGGAGAAAAGACAGGAGATTTTTTTAGAGAGTTTAGAGCAACAAGCCCTATTATGGGAGCATTAGGACTTGATTACCCAGCCATTGCTGAAATAAGTCCTACAGGAGAAACTACGGCTGTTAAAAAATTTGTAAAACCTGCAATACAAGTAAAAGACACAGCATTGTTTTCTGGAGTTTTAAAATCAGATCAAAAAATGCAAAAATCATTTAATAAAGATTTAACTGGGTTTACAAATAAAGATGGAAGTAGAAAATATGAATTTACTCCTGACATGTCTTTAAATAAAAAAATGGAAATGATAGACAAATTTGATGGAAGAACTTTAGTATTTGCCGATGGGCAAACACAAAACATTGAATTTGAAAAAACTAAAGTTAATACTATTTTAGGAGAAAGAACATTAGATAAACCAGTATCTTTTTTAGAAGCTGAAAAAATTAAAGCAGATACAAGTTTTTTCTCAACATCAACTCCTACTCAATTACTCACATATGCATTACTTAACCCTGACAGTAAACTTTACTCAAACATCGCACCAAAACTTACCAACATACCTATTTTTGGAGATGTGTTTCCATACGGATCAAGACGTATTGACAATTTGTTAGATAGTTTAGATGAAAATTTAAAAGGTGATCCAAAAATAGCTGCGTTTTTAGCACAAGAAGTAGGTAGTGGAAGATTGGGTAGAAGAAAACTATCATCACGTTTTACTAACTTATTACAAGCTGGGGGTTCTGGATTATTATTTTTATATGGAGAAGGAACACAATTTTTAAAAGACTCACTTAATAAGTTGCCCCAGTTTGAAATTGATACTTTTGGTGGTCTTGAAACACCAGAACAACGTGAAGTATTCTTAACAAGATACTTTCCAAGTATGGCTAAAGATTTTCATATGTATATACAATCAAGGGGCATTAACGATATAAGTTTAGAAGATGCAGAAGCTATTTTATACTTTGATAACAACGTAGCTGAAAGAGCGTTGGGTATAGGAATGGAAGGGCTTATTCCCGGAACTGCATTAACAAAAATAACTGCAGGTATGTCTGCGGCAACAGGCAAAGCATTTACAGGTTACTTAAAACAATATGGAAATAAGTTTGAAAGTTTAGATGAAGCTGTTGAAGGTTTTGTAACAAATAAATTTGTAACCAACAAATATGGAGAACTTATAGGACCACGAAAAAAATTCTTTCCAAAGTTTAGAGAAGGTCTTCAAAGAGGTCAGTTGGCAAACACTGTTCAAATGTGGCAAACAACCCTACCATTAAAAAAGAGAACAGAATACAAGAGTGCTGTAGAAGCTAGAGACAACATATTAAGTAAAATTGCATCAGAACAACCAACAGCAGGATCGCAAAGAGCAAGAGATCTTAACAGACAACTATTTAAAGCTAATGAAAAAATTGTAGCGGCCGAAGCTTTTTCGAATGTTGCCCCATTTTTAAGAGAGTTAGGTATGGCTGAAGCAAGAGTTGTATTATATGGTGCAGCAGGTGGACAAGTCGCACAAGAATTTAATTTTGATCCTGTATTTGGAGAGATATTTGGAGTAGTTCATGGTGGTATCATAGCACCGATAGCTGACAACATTCCATATTTAAAACATGCATTTATACTAAACCCTGATTCTACAGTTAAAAAAGCTTACGACATGGCTCATTACCATACATTGTATGCATTAGAAAGAATACCCGGAAGTGGATTTAGTCCGGGAGATTTATTAAGTGAATCAATTAATTTTGCAAGTCAAAAAGGTTTAGAACAATTTACAGACATTCTTGCAAGATCAGATCCAGAGTTAATTCAATCCGTAACACAAAGAGTTTCTCTTCTTAACAAATACAAAAAGCGATTAGTAAGTAAAGGCATGTCTGAAGAAACTTTTAACATGACCCTAGCAAAACTTACAGGGCTTGCCGTTTTAGAAGCATTTGACGCAACCTATGGTAACGCAATTAATGCGGCTGAAACATTAACTGTAAAAGGTATGAGTGATTTACAGGAAGGTTCTGCAATAAGAAAAAGGTTAGTTACAGAATTAAGAACCTTGATGGATGATCTTGCTCCTCAAACAATGGACCCAGAAATGGGTAGTGATTTAGCTGTGTTTACAACTCAAGTTGAGAATGGTATTAAAGCTCAAGAAACAAAAATAAAAGCTATAAATGGACTTATAGCTCAAGCCGCATCAAATAAACAAGCAATAATTATGACTAATTATTTATCTGGTGTAAAACTTGGAGACACTAAAAAACAAGATATACAGGTAATGATTGATGAACTCTATGGGTTAACTCAAGTTAAATTAGGTCCTGATGCAACAGCCGAACAATTATATAAAGAAACATTAAGTATAAGTTATACACTAGAAAGACAAATAAAAAATGAAGTTGATGACTTAATTAAAAGTTTTAATTCAAAAGAAAATAGAGATATATTTACAAATGAATTATTTAAAATACCAAAAATACAAAAACTTTTAAAGAAAGAAATAACTAATGTAGATTCTGCAGTAACTTCATATGCAACAAGAACACGTATAGCAAAAAATAAAATTACAAAACAAGTTGTATCAGACAGAATAAACAAATTACTTGAAGTTTCTATGGAAGCTAGACGAGGAGAGATAGCACAAAGAGGTAGTGTACCTTTTTCAAATATTAATAAAAAGTATGAAAACGCTACTGGTAATGCAACTGAATTTTTTATAGATATATTATCAGCAGAATTAGATCCGTCTAGACCTCTTCAAGGTATGACAAAAGACGGCATATCAAGTGGAGATTTAAGCAGTTTATCTAAGTCATTTAGCCGAAAAGCATCAGAACTTTTTGATGAATATAATTTTCCAAGAGAAGCAATGCAAGCAGAAGTAAAAGGAAAAACAGGGTTTGATCCTAAAAAAGATTCCCATCTTTTGTATCATATAATGACAGATCCTAGCTCTGAATTTTACGAAGACGGAAAGGATTTAGCAGTTGAGATAAATTTTGAAGACATGTATAAATTATCATCTGCTATATCTAGAAAAGCATTTGATTACTCTTCTACTAAAACAGGTATACCTGCAGGATCTGTATCTGCAACTTATCAAAACTTAACGGCTCGTGCAAATAACATATTTGATAACTTTGTTACACAAACTGGTGTAGATGCTAATGGAGAACCTATCTTTGAATCGCTACCAGAGTTAAGAACTGATGTAGAAAGTTTAAAGAAATTTTATACAGAGAATGTAGCCAATGTTCTATACTCTAAAAATAGTTTATTTATGGAATGGCTACCAGCAGATAGATCTGCAACACTTTCACAACTTGATCCAACAGGATTATCATACAAGAAACCTTCTTCTAGATGGATTAACATGGATGAGATTGCAAAAGGAGATGCTGACATATTTAAAGATAAACTATCGAGAGCGTTTGGTGAGTTGCAAGATGGAGAGTATAAAGTAGACACTTATAAATACAAAGGACTTTCTGCTGTTTTAGATTTTAAAATAAAAGAGTGGATACAAGAGCAAAGAGTTGCAGGAAAAACTATTGATGAAGTTAATGATGGGATTAAAAACATAGCAAATACTTTTCATGTTAGACAAAATGATTTTTTAGTTGATCCTAATGATTACGTAGGATCAAATGGATTTTTTAGTTTAGGTCAACAACGTTTAAGACATGCAGATATTGACATAGAAGCAAAAAAAGCTGAAAAGATAATTAATGATGCTTTTGATAATCAAATAAAACCGATAAGAGAACAAGTTGAAAGAGAAGAAAAAAATCTTTTAGCATTACGAAAATTAATCGGTGAAGAAATGGGAGAAACAGGAAGCATAGGAACTGAAGAAGATTTCTTTAAGCTTATTGTTGGAAACAAAGTTAGAGGAGAAGAAGTCCTTGAAAGATTTAAAAATGTATTTGATGGAACACCAGAAGAATTTGAAAATGTTACAAGAAAAATACTGTCTCAATATATAGGTGATCAAGTCTATAGCAAAACAGCAATGAAAATTACAGGTATTAAAGATGCAGGAACAATAGAAGTTTTTGATATTAACTTTGATAAACTTGAAGAAATACTAACAACAAACCCTGCAACATTAGAAAAAGTTTTAGGCACAGAACACTATGAAACTTTAAAAGATATAGCATCATATATGAAATTGTACGATGCAAAGTACAACCAATCAAGAACTGCACTTACAAGTGTTCCAAGAGCTTTATCTGTTGAAAGTTGGATTAGCCGTATGTACAGTATAAATAGAGACGTTGTATCTCCTCGATATGTTGCAACTGAAGCGGCCGTACAACAATTTAGATTACGAAACATGAAATTACTTCAGGCTATAATTCAAGATAAAGAAGTTGCATTACTTTTTGGTGAGATGATAGAAACAGGTAGACCTCTTAGCCCTGAAAAAAATGAAAGATTTTTTAATGCTCTTTTAGTAGCGACAGCAAGGTATGGTTCACAAGAAGATTATTCAGCACCAGATCTGTACCAAATACCTATGGAAGGAGTTAAATTTAAAGTGCAAGAAAAATACGGAGAAGAATTAAAATTTTTGGGAATAATAGATTAAGGAGAACATATGAAAACATATTATAACGGACCACGACAAAGAATGATGTATGGTGGCATGAGTATGGGAACAACTCTTGGTAGTACAATGGGGCAAAAAGATCAGATGAAATCTAATCGTATGCGAACTACTATGGGAAACAACCCAATGATGCAACCCATGAAGTATGGTGGCAAAAAACAGAAAAAAAAGTAGGCTTTACAAAAAAAGTCTGCGTATAAACGTGCTGAGAGGGGTAGAACTATAGTCTTTGGTGTATATGTACCAGAGAAATAGCTTTACCCCTCTCAGTGTTTTAAGAACGTTACTGTTTAGGTTTGTCCATTTTTAGCTGGTCAAGTTCCCTTCTTAACTGCAAATTTTCATTCATAAGGGATGTAACCACATTTAACAACGTTACTTTCTCTTCCGAGCCTACAATCATAGTCTTTATATCTTCGAAACTCATGCCCGGTTTTACTTCTTTTGCTTCTTCAGCCATATTCACCTCAATGTGTATATATTGTTGATTTGTTTAACATCTCATCACCAGTTACTTTTAGGTAACGAACTAGAGATGCAAGTTTAAATGTGCCTTCATATTCTGGAAGACCTCTTTCCATGACCCTAATAAGTTCTTCTGGGTCTACAGATTCCATACGTATATCTACTTTACCATCTTGGTTGAGATATGCTTTAAAAGAAAATAATTCGGCTAATCTATTCTGTGCCATAAACTGTATCCAACTGATGTATCTTTACGTTGTAGCAGTCAGCTTTAAATCGAAACTTATTATCAGGATCGAGTTCACCTTTCTTATGATACTTTGCTTTCTCAAAGTATTCATCTTTCATTATCTTTCCCAGTATCCAAGCTTTTGAGAAATCATTCAACACACGAACAAATACATACATATCACATTTCTGTTTTGTTCCATGTGCTGCAATGCTACAATCATAGTTTACTTTGGGTTCGGAGTTGCAACGTTTTGTTTTGACATCGATCTTGTTGCCAACTTTATCAACTATATCATAATCATATGTGTTCTGTTCTTTTGCACCTATGTAATCCGTTACAACTATCTCTCCGATAAACCCAGCAAGGTTGCCCCCACCATTTGTAATAGAGTTTGCTATGCGACCCATATCAATAGCTTTCTTTCTTGCTCTGATAAACTGATCACCAGAAACTTCTAATTCTATCATGCAACTTCCCCAATATCTACAACTTCACACGCATCAGATGTACATGCCAGTTCTCGACTTCCTGTTGTACCATCTTCTTTTTCATATATGGATAACTTACTGAAGTCAATCTCTTTTGGTGTTTTCAATAATGCAGATGAATACTCTGCTTTTGTGCAATCTTGATATGGTGCTTGTTGATACGTATGATCATCGTAAGGTAAAAATGATATGCCTGATATTATATCAAAGTTTTCGTATACCCATGCACCTACATCCATCCATTCATCTTCTTTCACTGTAACAGTTATAGATGGTTTGTGTTCACACCAA